CCTCTGGCGGATCGTCTGCCGGGTCGGCAGGCTCCGGGTCCGCGCCGGCCGGCGCTGCGCCGGGTGTCGGCTCCGGCGGCTCGAACTCGATCAGCGGCTTGATCATTGCATCGACCTGCTCAGCGCTCAAGCTGGGGAAGGCGGCAGCGATGGCGGCCTGCGCCGATTCGGGCGGCAACTCGCCGGCAGTCACGGCTGCGAGCAATCCTTGGAGCGCAGTCACCTGCGCTCCGTTCATAACGGAGGCCTGGATGTCGCCGCCGCCTTCGGTCGGCGGCTTCAGTGCTTGCTCGTCGCGATGCGACAAGGCAGCCAGCGAGTAGTTCTGCTGCTGCATGTACGGCGTGTCGCCGCCGGCAACCGGCACCATGTCCTCTTCGCGTCGCGCTTCGTTGGGCGACATCCACCCACCCGCGATCGCCTTGGCGTGCGAGTCGTATCGCGCAGACGGATCCATTCGCAGCAAGCCGCTGAGGTCGAGCCACGTCTCATACGGCGTGTCAATCTCCAGCCCTTCGTCTAGCCGCTGCTCCATCTTCTCCACGAGATACTGCAGGCACTGGTCGTAGTACTGCTGGTTGAGCTGTGCGGTGTTGCTGACGGTCGGCATCTGCCCCACACCGATCTTGTAGCCCGGCACGTGGTAGCAAGCCGCCACCATCTCGCCCGTCATCTTCAGCTGCTCGATAAGCTGCGCATCGACGGCGCTGATGGTCATGGCTTCGTACTTGAGTCCGTCACCGAGCACCGCCAGCCGGCCGATGTTGGTTGCAGAAAAGTTCGACTCCCAAGCCTCTTTCAGCCGTGCTGCCGTCTCGCTGCTGATCGCGCCGGGAGCAGTAAGCATACCGCTCGGCCGGCTCATGTTCTGGAAAAACTTTGCGCTGTTCCCTTGGATCGCCAAGCCTTGCATCGCGGCCGTGCCGCAGGCATAGATTGGCGACACGCCGACGAGCGGATGATAGATTGTGTACATCCGGTCGTGTATGATTTCGCTCGCCGGAACCGTTATGCCAGTCTCAATTCCGGGAAGGTTATCGGACTGCAGCTGATAGTACACCGACCCATCCGTGGCCACCAATGGCGTCACGCGATTCGGGTCCAGCACGTAGAGCTTCACCACGAAGCCGTTGCTGTCGCGCTCCTTGAGGATATAGGTGTTGCCATTGAGCAACTGCGACATGATCCAGCAAAAGAAAAACTCTAGCCGCGTCTGATAGTGATTCGGCTTGCGCAGCACCGGCCGCAACAGCGTGGGAACAAAGATGCCCTTATTGCGATCGCGCTGCATCACCGTCGCAGGCAGCTTGCTGATGTCCTTCGCGATGAGCGTGACGCAAGCGAACACCGCCCAGTAGGAGCCGGCCGAGGTCTGGTCCACGCGCACATTGTCTTGCCACGCGCCGGCATAGGACTCGAATACCGTAGGCCAGCGCCAGCCGCCGCCGAGTGGGGCCACGATAGGGGAGGCTTTCTGGCGCAGCCAGTGGGCGGCGCGCGTTACGACATTCATCACTCGTCGCCTTCGGCCACCAAGTCGCGACGCTGGTAGGAGCGCTTAGGCTTGGGGTCGTTGGCGGCGGCAGAGTCGCCTGCCTTGAGATCGCGCCGCCGAGTGGCGCGTGTCGGGCGCGCGCGTGGCGCGTCGCCTGCAATGTCGGGTGTGGGCACGGGCGTGGTGTCGCGATCGACAGCGCCGAGGCCAGACAAAATAAATGCGTCCTGTTCAGACGCTTCAAACTGTTCACCGGGATTGCGCGGTACGCCGCCGTAGACGACGCGACTTTTGGCGATCAACTGCACGGTCATACCTGCTCCCTTAGCGTGAGAAAGGGAGCCGGCCCCATGACCGGCTCCCACTGCTTCAGATCACCGAAGCGTGCTCAGGGAACTCAGGTGCCCCAGGCCACGTTGTCGATCACCTGCACCGCCTGCGCACGGCGCTTCTTCCAGTTGATGTACCGCTCGGCGCGCAGCGCCACCGAGTTGGTCTGGAACATGGACACCATCGAGGTGGCCGTGCCCGACGATGCGTTGTTCGTCGGGTTGTCCAGCATCTGCAGCGAGGCTTCGCGGCTCGCATCCAGCATCACCTGCCCGTCGTCGGACAGCCAGATGTCGGATGCATTGACGAGGATCACGATGGAACCGGAGGTGCCGCTGACGACATACTCCGACGTGATCACCGGCAGACCCTCGAAGGTGCCGCCCGTCATCGTGATGTCGGGGAACTCGCGCTGGCCCAGCGCATTCCGCATCAGCGACAGCGCCAGCGCCGTCGTTGCCGACATGATCCACACGCCGGTCGTCGGGGTGATGTTGGCGGCGATGTACGCCGACATTGCATCACGCACGTCTTCGCGGATGAATGCCGCGGTGATGCCATTCGACGGGAGCGCGATCACGTCGCTGGTGATGGAAGCCGGCGACACATTCGCCACCGCCACCTTGCCCTGATCCACGAAGTCGATGTCCAGCCGCTCGATGAGCGCACCGGCCAGCGCGTCGCGCACCAGCGCTTCGGCCGAGGGGTTGCTGAAGCGCAGCAACTCTTCGGTGATCACGGCGATGTTGGCGACCTTCGCGAACGGCAAGTAGATGTTCTCGAAGTTCACCTTGGTGAGCGGCTTCGGGGCACCCTGACCGACCCAGTAGCCGTCGCCACCGGAAGTCTGCGCGCGGATGTTGACGTTGAACGGCACGGCGCGCAGCGCGGGGATGCCGCCCTGACCGAACTTGCCGATGATCGTCTGCGGCCGGAGGAACTCCACGAAGTCACCCGCGAACTGCGTGTACTCCATCAGCGGCTGCGCCCACGTGGCGTCCGTCGTCGTGCCGGCAGCGACCGCAGCCTTCAGGACATTGACGACGCGCGGCGTGTCACTGAAGCGGCTCTTGGCGATTTCGAGCGCGGTGCCCAGCTGGCCCTTGGCCGCGCCCAGCGCCATCGCATAGCGCGCGAACTCGATGCCCTTCGGCAGCTGCTTGTCCACCTGCACGATCTGCGGACCGCGAGCCGTGCCGGCACCTTCAGCGGAAGCACCCGCGGCCGGAACGATGCGCTGCGCCTTGACGACGCTGGCCGCTTCGAGCGAACGCAGACGCACGAGGTGCGAGTCCACGGACTTCACCTCGGTGTCGAGCGTGTCGTATTCCTCTTCCTCGGCAGCGTCCAGCGTGCGACCTTCATCGCCTGCCTTTTCCATGAGCGCCGCCATGCGGGCCGCGGTGGCCGCGCGCTTGGCTTCAAAAGCCTTGATCTGTTCTGCGAGATTCATTGATGTGCCCTCCGGGCCGGTAGTATTGATCGAGCGAGTTGCCGAAACGCCGGCCGGAGAACCGAGACGAACAACACCGGACTGCTTGCGGCCTGACGCGGCCAGCAGCTCGTTGTCGATCGACTTGACGGTATGAAGTGTGGCCTCTGCGTTGGCGGGAATTGTGACGAGCGAAAGCTCAAGCCACTCCCATTCCTTGAAACGCAGACCGCCGTTGTCGAGAGCTTCCACCATGCCGGCGATGGCGCGGAAGCCGATGGAGACTGCCGACACGAGACCTGCTTCAATGGATTGCCGCGCTTCGTCAACGCGATCCTTGAGCACGCCCGGTTCTGTGATCTTCGGCAGGTAGGCTTTGAATGGGATGCCGTCGCGCGTGGGCTTGGCGAACTCGACTTGGCCCACCGGCTTGTCGTGCTGGTGTTGCCACAGCAGCGGCATCGGCAGCTTGAACTTTGCGCCTTTCGGCTCCACGATGTCGCCCATGCGGTCGGGGGTCGGTGTGGAGGCGATGCCCTCGATGACGAAGCGCCCGTCATCCGCGGCCTTCGCTGCCTTGATGTTCAGGATGCTGTATGCGCGTTTCATCCCATCACCTTTTGCTGAATTGATTCGGTGTCGCAGCGGTCTGTGGCGCGAGTATGATTCGCAGCTCAAGAAAAATCAAACGCTGTATTGCTTTTCGTTCAATCAAACAAACAGCATCTGAAATTCTTTCTTGTCGGGAAGCGTTTGAGCAACTCCGATCGCCATCAGCAATGACACCATTCCGTCGATTTTATCAGCGCTCCGCTCTTTGTGCGGAGCCATATTTGAGTTGACGTCTTTGCGCGCAACGATGTTGGCGGCTTGCCAGTACAAAATCGGGTCATCGCCATAGGCAAGGTTGCCGGCGGAATATGCGTGCTCAAGTGCTTGCATCGCCGGGTGGTAGCTCGCCGGTCCTTGGCGAAACTGCATCAGCGGCAGCTTCAATTCGGTGAGGTTGTTTACCATCTGCTGCGCATTCCACGGATCGTAAGCAATCATCTTCGGCGCGAACTTCGCGCAGTCCTCCACGATGGCAGCTTGGATCACGTTGTAATCCGTGACGTTGCCCTCGGTCTGCGTCAGCCGCCCGGACGTTACCCACGGTTCATAACGAATCGTGCCGCGCTCGTTGCGCTGCTTGACGGCATCGGCCGGCACCCAGTAGCGGCCCCACGTGTAGTACTTCCCTTCCTCCCACCACACCAATCGCCAAGCGCACATGTCGCTCGTGGAGGCAAGGTCGAATGCCGCCGCGCAAGGCAGCGTCCGCATCCGCTCCAGATCGACCGGGCCGTTGCACCTCTTCCACTTCAACAGATCAATCCAGCCGCGAGCGCCAGCTGCCTCGCGGTTAAGTCGCTTGGTGCGGAACTCCGCAAGCTGACTGGGCTGGTGGCGCGCCTCGATCGCGTACTCACGCAACTTCTCCAGCGAGATGCTCGCGCCGAGCAGCGGGTTGGCCTTGATCCACTTGCTCTCATCAAAGTCGTCGTCGTCATCATCGATGGCATAGTAGAGCGCGAGGAAGTGATCCGCCTCAACGACGCCATTCAAGACGTGGAACGCAAACTTGCGAACGTCAGGCCATGGACCCGCAGTGACGTGACCTTCGGTCGTCGTGTACAGATACAGCGGACACGAGCGCGCGCCGGCCGCAGATCGCAGCACATTGAACAGGTCAGATGTCTTATGCGCGTGCAACTCATCGAACGAGAGCGCAGACGGGTTGAGTCCGTCTTGCGTCGATGCCTTCGCGTTGATCGGCTTAAAGGTGCCGCCGACTTCGTAGCGCGCAATAGCATTGGCAAACGGTTCGAGGGTGAAAGCCTCGGCCAACTCTGGCGTCTTCTCCACCATCCGCTTCGCCACATTCCAGACGATCCGCGCCTGCGACCCGGTGGTGGCGGCGCTCAGCACCTGCGGTCCGTTCTCCGGCTCGGTGCAGTAGACGTACAGCAATATGGCCGCGGCCAGCGTTGACTTCGCGTTCTTGCGCGCAACCGCGAACAGCGCGGTGGTGAAGCGCCGGGTGCCGTTCGCATTGCGGAAGCCGAACAGGTTGCAGACGAAGAACACCTGCGACGGTTCGAGCCTGATGGTGCTGGACTCCCAGTTGCCTTCAACGTGGGGAAGTTGCTCGATGAATTCGCAAGCCGCGTTGGCCTGCTCCGGCGACCAATAAAACGGCGGGTGCTTGAGCTGTGCGCGCTTTAGGTCGGCGATGAAGCGGCGAGCGGCGAGACGAATCCACTTGCCATAGCGCGTGCCGTTGCGATCCTCTGCCGCGTCTTCTGCGTAGGCGAGAGCAACGGCAACGAAGTCATTTGGTTCAACCGACGAGCTGCGGTTTGAACTTTGCGAAAGAGTTTTTCTTGCCTTGGTCGCCACTGGGTGCTACGCGCCTACGCGATGAGGGTGATGCGCCGAACTCCGAGAGCAAGCGCTGAAGCGTGGAGCTGTTTGAGGCAACGATGTCTTCGCCGTTGCTCATTGCGATTTCGTGGCGATCATACAGGCCGCACAGCAGCCGGAACATCCACATATCCGGTTCCTGCAGCACGCCAGCCTTGATCAGCTGCGCGCCGAACTCCACCCACATTCGGCGACCGTCTGCGCCGAGATAGGTTGGCGGGTCGGGCAGCACCAGCAGCGGTTCATAGTCCACGCCGCCTGCGCGCCGCTCGACTTCTCCCGGCTTCGCTCGCGTGCCCTGAGCCGCGTGCAGCGCCTTCGGCTTCGGTGGTGGACCCCTCAGACCCATCAAAGTGGCCTTCCGAAAACCCAGACGCGCAACATATTCGG